GAAACTTTCGTGGCGATGCAGCGACAACGCTTAACAACTTTATTACCACAGGCCAATCTATCACTTGCGCGTTTCTCGTGACGAATGGCCCAACTGGGTACTACCCAACCGGGTTTCAGGTTGATAGCACAACGACTAACGTTAGCGTCAAATGGCAGCAGGGAACGGCACCATCAGCGGGCAATACAACATCCATTGACGCTTATGTGTTCAGTATTATCAAAACGGCTGCAAGCACTTACACGATCCTTGCATCCCAAACGAAGTTTGCGTAAGGAGCAGCGAATATGCCTGTTCTTTCAACACTTGGCGCGGCCATTGCTAACGTTTATGGGTTCACGTCCGGCCTGATCAAAGATCAGTACTTCAACCTTGTTTCGCTCCTCCTCCCAGGCAACGGCACTAACGGCGCTCAGAACAATACGTTCTTAGACTCTGGAACCGCTAACAGTGGTTCAGGATTCACCATCACCCGCAACGGCAACACAACGCAGGGCACGTTCTCGCCGTTCAGCCAGACTGGGTGGGGGAATTATTTCAATGGTTCTAGCTCAATCTTAGAAACTTCGACATCTATTTTTGGCACTTGGAGTACCGCAAACGCTTCGACCACAACAGCCACGATTGAGGCTATGGTTTATGTGAATGCCCTTCAGTCAGCCCCAGCAAACGCATATCTAAACCCTTCAATAATTGCTAAAGGTAATACGTACCTTAACTTCTCAGTCAATTCAACGGGCAATATTGTTTTATTCCATTACGACGGCAGTTTTAGGTACATAACCAGCAGTGGAACAATACAAGCCAACACTTGGAATTACGTTGCCGTAACCATAACCGGAGGTACGGCGACTATTTACATAAATGGAACATCAAGCGGATCAGGCACTTGGTACGGCATTCAAACAGGCGGTCTTGTCGCTCCAACTTATATTGGTCAGACCCCAGCAGGGCAGTATTGGAATGGTTATATTTCTAACTTAAGGGTTTCATCAACAGTCAGAACCATAGCAACGCCATTAGTACCGTACACAAACGATGGCAATACGTCTTTGCTAACTTGTCAATCCAATCGTTTTCGTGATGCCAGCACAAACGGCTACACAATCACTGCTTCAGGCTCACCCTCCATCACCCCCTTTTCCCCCTTCGCCCCTACACAGTCCTACTCAGCATCAGCAGTGGGTGGTAGCGGGTACTTTGATGGTAGTGGGGATTATTTGAGTGTTGCTGACAATGCGGCGTTTACGATGGGAACCGGAGACTTCACGGTTGAATATTGGGTATATTGGAACGGGACAAGCAGTACGTTTAGGGCGTATGGTCAAGTTGATAGTGGTGGATCGTTAGCTTCAATATCTATTCGTGGTGGTACGGACGCTTCTAATAAAGTAATCAATGGTGCTTTTTCTGGAACTACAGATTACTTGTGTACAAGTACAGCGTCTTTAGTAGCAAATACGTGGAACCATATTGCTTTTGTCCGTGATGGAACGACATTGCGTCAATATATCAACGGCGGTCAGGATGGGACTGCTTCAATTTCAACCGCATCAGTCAATGATTCTTCAAGCCAGTTTGCAATAGGCAGAGCAGGTGAATTTAATGGAAACTATTTTGGCGGCTATATATCAAGTTTTCGTTTGTTAAAAGGAACCTGTCTTTATCCTAGTGGAACAGCCTTCACCCCTCCCACAGCACCTCTCACCAACATCACCAATACCTCCCTCCTCCTTAACTTCACCAACGCTGGTGTCGTCGATGCCACTGCCAAGAATGTCTTGGAGACTGTTGGGAATGCTCAGATCAGCACAACACAGAGCAAGTGGGGTGGTGGGAGTATTAGTTTTGATGGGACATCCAATACAGGGCTTAAGGCTCCGGCAGGGAATTTATTTACCTTTGGTAGCGGTGCATTCACTGTTGAGTTTTGGGTTAGGTTTAATAGTGTGGCCGCTGATCAAGCGGTGCTTAACGTAACAGGAACAACAAACGTATTGACCTTTTATGTACTTTCAACAGGATCGCTGAATTATTACCTGAGTTCAAACGGATCAAGCTATGACATTGCTTCCGGTGTGTCGGTGGGAAGCATATCGACTGGTCAGTGGTACAGGGTTGCTTTAGTGCGCAGCGGGAATACGTTTACCCCTTACTTAAACACAACAGCAGGGACAACTTCAACGTCATCATCAGCACTAGCTACGCCAAGTTCTGGAACATTTTTGCATTTAGGAATGTCAGTCGCAGGCACATCCAACTTTAACGGTTATATAGATGATGTGCGTGTGACCAGAGGTGTCGCCAGAGACATGACAGTGCTTCCAACAGCACCCTTCCCAGTCCAGTGAGGTAAAACATGCTCTACAGTAAAAACGGATCAATACCCAAGCCTGAGACTGACGGCACAGAGGGTTGGGTACAAGTGCCTGATGCACCGGACTGCCCTGAAGGTATGGAAGTTATCTGGTGGTCGCATGAGTGGGTTGTACGTCCACCAAAGCCAGCAGACAGGGCAGGTTATCAGTGGAACTGGAACCACTCTGACAAGACATGGGTTGAGGGTAAGTATGCAACAACGGTGGATGAAGTAGTAACTGTTGAAATCATTGCCGCTGATTCGATAGGCGGCGATTCGCTTGGAGCGTAAACCGTGGAACCAAACGCTAAAGACGTGGAGGCTAAATTGTCAACGCATGAAGCAGTCTGCGCTGAACGTTACGCGGGCATCAACGCCCGCTTAAAGCGTTTGGAGCAAATCCTTATCGCAAGCGCAGGAGCCATTATCCTGCTGCTGATCAATACGACGTTTAAGTTGCACTGATATGTTTGACCTGTTATCCGGTGGGCTTCTTGGCTCGATCTTTGGCGGCCTATTCAGGCTTGCGCCAGAGATCTTAAAGTTCATGGATAAAAAGAACGAACGGCAGCACGAACTGAATATGTTTCAACTCCAAACCGATTTGGAGAAGATGCGCGGTCAGTTCAAGATGGAAGAGAAGTACGTTGACCATTCCATTGCGCAACTTGATACGATCAAGGCCGCATTTGAAGAGCAAGCCGAAACCGCCAAGTCAGCTGGATGGTTCGTGGCGGCTATATCCGCGCTAGTCCGTCCCGGTATCACCTGGTCGCTTTTCTTTATGTACGCAGCCGTGAAGGTTGCCGCCATCTATCTAGCGTTTGAATCGCAAGCGAGTTGGCAGGACGTGTTAAACCAATCATGGGACTCGGATGACTTTGGCCTTTTCACGATGTGCGTGTCATTCTGGTTTGTTGGCCGATCCATTGAGAAGTACCAGAAACAATGAAAGAGGCAATCAAGATCGCCAAAGACTTACTGGTGGTTCCGTTTGAGGGCTGCGCTAAGGTATTGCCAAACGGTATGGTTGCCGCGTATCCCGATCCCGGTTCCAATGGCGATCCTTACACGATAGGGTTCGGGACAACAGGCCCAGACGTAACGCCAACAACCGTTTGGTCGATGGCGGAATGCGAGAAACGCTTAGAGGCTCACCTAATTCACTTTGCCACAGGACTCATCAAACTATCACCGAGGCTTGTTTCCGCCGCGCCACGCCGATTCGCAGCTGTCCTGTCGTGGGCATACAATTGCGGGTTAGGGAACTATCGGATCTCAACGTTTAAGCGACGCATCGACGCAGGCGATTGGGCAGGTGCGCGCGAGGAGTGCGTGAAGTGGAACAAGGCACGCGGACGTGTGATGCGTGGTTTAACGCGTAGGCGTGAAGCTGAAGCACTTATGATGAGATAAACATGCTTGCACCACTCAAAATACCACCAGGCGTATACCGGAACGGCACCAATTACCAGGCCGCGGGTAGGTATTGGGACGCCAATCTGGTTCGGTGGTACGAGGGAACCATGCGGCCTGTTGGCGGGTGGGTGAAAGCGTCAGGCGATACGTTTACAGGTTCGGCGCGTGGCATGTTCAGTTGGCGGGATAACGATTATGACCGTTGGCTTGCCGTGGGAACGCACTCCAGACTTTACGTTTGGAATGGCGGCAACTTTTACAACATCACGCCATCTGGTTATATTACTGGAAGATCATCATCGTTTACGGGTTACGGTTACGGTGCAGCCAATTACGGCGCATCCACTTACGGAACGAAGCGAAGCGTTGGCGCGGAACTCGATGCCACAACCTGGTCGCTTGATAACTGGGGCGAGTATCTTGTGGCGTGTGCCAATTCAGACGGAAAACTTTACGAGTGGCAAAACAACGTTGGATCGCTTGCCGCTGTCATCACAAACGCGCCAACCGATAACACTGCGCTCATTGTCACGCCAGAGCGTTATCTGTTTGCTTTGGGCGCTGGCGGTAACCCGCGTTTAGTGCAATGGTCAGATCAAGAGGATAACACGGTTTGGACGCCATCAGGAACGAATACCGCGGGATCGTTAGAGCTACAGACTAACGGCCGCATCCTGGCGGCAAAGCGCGTTCGCGGACAGGTGTTAATCCTTACCGAGACTGATGCTCACGTGATGAATTACCTGGGGCCGCCATTGGTTTATGGTCAGGAAAAAGTGGGTTCGTTTTGCGGTTTGATTGGCCCGCAAGCCGTTGCCGTGATTGAGGGTGGCGCGGTATGGATGAGCGATAAATCGTTTTTCCTATTCAACGGTCAGCTGCAACCGTTACCTTGCTCAGTTGGCGATTATGTGTTCACGGACATCAACCTTGATCAAGTGGCGAAGATTTACTCAGGCCACAATTCAGCGTTTGGCGAAGTGTGGTGGTTTTACCCGTCAGCCGATAGCAATGAGTGTGATCGGTACATCATTTGGAATTACCGCGAGAACCATTGGTCAATTGGCGCGTTAGCCCGCACATGCTGGACGGATTCAGGTGTATTCACAAATCCGCTTGCGGTTGGCACGGATGGTTATCTGTACGAACATGAAAATGGATGGACAGATAACGGAACTCCAATAACGTCCACGCGTTACGCGGAATCAGGCCCGGTTGAACTGTCAACGGGTGATCGCTTTATGGCAGTGCGGCAAATATTGCCGGATGAAAAGTCACAAGGTCAAGTGAAGTTGACGTTTTACACGAAACCAACACCGGAATCATCAAGCACAACTTATGGCCCATACACCATGCAGCCGTACACGAATGCACGGTTCACGGGCCGCCAAGTAGCAATGCGCGTGGTTGGTAATGCTGATGCTGATTGGCGTGTTGGCACGATCCGTTTGGATGCTGTACCAGGTAGCGGGCGATGAGATTACCGACGCCGCCAAATACTTATTCGCAACCGCTTGAGCGTGAACGCAACCGCGCTTTGGAAAGTGCCGATGCGTTGAACTTAAAGAAGTTGCAAGACGTTGAGTTTGTGGAGGGTATGCGGTTGATCCTTCGCTCGCCAAACGGAACGCGGTATAGCATCACGGTTAATAATTCTGGCGTCATCAGTGCAACGTCGATTTAGAGGTAGACATGGCAACGAAACAAGACATACAGGCTTTGTACCAGCAAGCACTCAACAGAGCGCCGCGTGACGATGAGGTTAATTGGTGGCTTATGTCCGCCAACAACGAAAAGTGGACGCCAGCACAGTTGCGTAGTGCGTTTTTGCGTGACGCAATACCTGAGCTTTACACGTCAGTCTTGGGACGCGCACCGCAACCCAATGAAACCGCATACTGGGATTGGGCGCAAAACGAGTTAGCAAGCCCAGAGAAACTGCGCAGCGAGTTTCTACGTTCAGCGCAATCAGA